GAAGTTCTTATTCCACGTATGATACAACTGGAAATAGAAGTTGCATCTCTTAGAAAACATACATGGCCCTTTGTACAAGCACAAAAAGAACACAACCAACTTGACGACATTGAGGCTAAGAGGGATTTTAACAAAAGTCTCGATGACGACACAGTCAAAGAATTGTTAAATTTGAAGGCAAAATTTTCAGAATCTTCTGGACTTCAGAAAACTGAATATGAAGCTTTGAAGAATCATTTTTGTTAAAAGAAATCATCCGTCCGATACATTTTCACATCAAATGAACCAGTCTTACCCGTCACTGAGACTGCTTCATTTCCATAGAGCTCCTGGCATCCGATGTCATCTATGCAGTCACGACCCTCGTGGCTCACTGGAATAGGATATAAGTTTTCGCCACCCGTCGTTGTGTAGTAGTGGTAACGATCTCGGCGACCACGCACCTCTTTACCATAGAGAGGGAGGGTCTCACCTTCACCACTCACGAGGATACCCATCTGCTGCATGTGTCCAGGTTTATACTGCTTGACGGGGGGACCTCTAAACTCTGGTTCTCGTCTAACCTCCTGGGTACGCACAGGTCTGGGTGGTGGCATCATTACAGGCACTTCCACTTCTACGGGCACTTCAACAACCTTGGGATTGTACCACATATAAGTAGCTATAGCACCCAGAATGACGAGAGCAACCCATAGGAGTCGAGTCTTCGTCTTGACTTTCATTTACTATAGTTAAGGAAAATCTTTTACTTAAAGCCATGAAGGTGTTAGCGATAGATATAGGGTATCACAATATGGGTCTTGTTCTCGCAGAATCTGACAGTGGTCCAAAGATTGAAGTGTGTTACGTAAAAAAGGTAAGTCTTGAAGATTATAAATATATCAAGTCTAATGACTTTGTAGATCTTATTCCTTTATTTGTGGAAGATCATCAAGATATATTTGATTCTGCCGAAAAAATACTGATAGAGAGACAACCACCTGGTGGCTTTCAAAATATAGAAATTCTATTACATTACATGTTCAGAGATAAGGTTTCTTTAATTTCACCTGTGAGCATGCACACGCATTTTGGGATTAGACATCTAGACTATGATCAACGAAAGGAGAGAACTGTCTCTATCGCTGAAAAATATATCGATGGGGAGATTCCATATGAAAGAAAACACGATATTGGTGATGCCCTATGTATGATTGTGTATCACAACTTTAGAAATACGGTGCATTTCTTCGACAAATTCAGGTACTCTCTTCACGCAAAATCCTGAGTATATTCGTCATGGTGTCAAACATGTCAAAGATTTCACTTGTATTCCTCCTCTGAATAGCATCCTCGAGTTTCTTAATGTTATATTCATATGACTTCTTTTCCTTGTCGAATTCTTCGAGTTTAGTTTCTAGTACCTTCACTTTATCATCGACAAATTTCGTCGTCTTTTCGATAGTCGCATCGAGTTTATCAATTTCCTGTAAGTATAGGTTCTTATGTTTTTCAAGAATTTCTCGTTTCACTTCAGATTCACTCCGATCAATCTGGTTGTCGAGGCGCGATATCTTCTCTTCAAGTGCTTCAATGCTAGCTACATAATCACTTTGATACACTTCTTTGGCATTTTCCAGTCGAGCAATCTCGTTACGAATCTTGGTGTCCATGACTATTCTAGTTTAGCTTTTTACCTTTAAACACTTTGTCCAGATCTTTGATGAAAGAATCAAAATGACCGAGGCGGTACTGCACAAAAGACCATAACATGAAAAATAAGGTTTTGGTCATTTTATTAACGTCATTTTCTTCCATCTTGTAGATGGGGCCTACCACGCGTCCCATGAATGTTTCATCCTTGTCACGACCTGTCATGTACATTTCCGCTTGGGTCAGGGCGCATGTGTCATCATTGACGGACCAATGATAGAATATGAAAGGAATTACCATAGAATAAAATTCGAGTTGCCTGCGATCATTTAGAAATGGAACGATCAATATCCACAACAGAAAAACAAGATGAATTAGGAATATTATGTTCATCTATTATAAGATGTCAGAAGAAATTAATATGGAAGAAATGTGGAATGAGTATCACGAGAATGTACTTCGTCAGTGGGGCGAGGCTTCGGCGTGTTACCGCTACATGCATCATCGTTCGTTTCTGATGTACAAGAAGTTGAGTCTGCGTTTTAATTTACCTGTCATTGTACTCTCGACAATTACGGGTACTGCGAACTTTGCTCAAAGCACTTTACCTGTGAGCATACAGCCTGCAGCACCGTCTATAATTGGTGGTCTGAACCTCATAGCTGGACTTATAGCCACGATAATGCAGTTCCTCAAGGTGAATGAATTGATGGAGAACCACAGAACAGCTGCATTGGGTCATGGGGGTCTTTCGAGAAATATTAGGTTGCAATTAGCTCTCCCCCGCGAAGAACGTAAAAAAGAGGGGCTGAAATTCGTTGAAGAATGTAAGGCTATATATGACAGTCTTCTGGAGCAGTCTCCAGCTGTTCCCAAAAAGATTTTACTGAATTTCGAAAAGGAGTACCCAATTGAAGGTGTATTCACAAAGCCCGAGATACTTACCGTGAGACCTATACCAGCTCTCAAGTTACCAAAAACTGTGGAACCCATTAGAGCTATAACCAAAGATACTGTATTTGAAAGGGTTGGTGACTACCTGTCTCCTAAAGATGAGGAGGTGTTTGAGGAAGAAGAGGAAGAGGAAGAGGAAGAAGATGAAGACGTCGAACAAGGTACACCAAAAGAATAAACATGACTAAATTAGTTAGAATGCTACATGCAACGTATGGTAAAATTTTTCTTTTTAAAGGTTCTACGACACGTTTATGAAGTGCGTCATTCCCGAGCACCAAATCTATCGCCTGATTAGTAAGGTCATCAATGGATTCCTTCATTAAAGTAGTTGAACAAAAAAATGATCCTGTAGTTACTACAATACACACGAAACAGATTGAACTTATTCGTAGATATATTCGTGAGCGTAAGAATGTATTCATATGCGGTGGTTTAGGTGTAGGCAAGTCCTATATTCTAAAGGAAGTTCTCAAAGATTTCAATCACGTTGAACTACTTCCTGATCACATGAAAAGTAAATCAATGTTTTTACCATTCATAAAACCATCGACAAAACATGTATTTATCGAAGACTATGACCCAATATTTAAACCCATCATAGAAACGATATCCGATGGTGGCAGGATTACACGTGGTTCTCTTCTGGTAACTACAAAGAACATGTGCATGTACCCCAATTTCGAAACTGTTTTTATTCCTAAACACAAACCGGACACTCTCATGAAACTTACTGATAAAACGGGGGTTGAAGTGGAGAATGCTGCGATTCGATCACAGGGAAATATAAGAAACTTTTTTACCTATTTGGACGGGTATGATGAAATGGATGATTTTCAAACACCGAAAGAATTCGTCACAGATGTTCTTTCAGATCCTCGACCGGTAGAAATCATGGATAGTATTTCTGAACATGGTCACATTTGGGATATTTTCCAAGAAAACTATCTAGACTCAAAAGGTGTCGATATTCTTGAAACATCTAAATCATTTTCATATGCCGACATGTACGATACAAAGATGTATTCATGTGGTGATTGGGATCTTATGCCATACTTCGTTTTACATGCACTCACGATTCCAAAAACATTTTTGGGAGAACCCTTAGTAAAAGATAAAATTCGCCCGGGGAGTTGTTGGACTAAGTTTGGAAATTACAAAATGAGAAAACAAAAGTATGAAGAAATCAAGAAGAAATCAAGAATGGGTCTAGGTATAGAGGAATTGTGCCTATTAAAGAGATATGCAGAAAATGGAGACTTGGAACCACTACTAGCATACGAGATCACTCCACAAGATTTTGATGTTATCAATCATCTTTCTGTTGGAAATGGCTTAAAATCAAGAGATGTAACTAAAGTAAAAAAAGCATTGAAAAATGCCTATGAACGAAGAAGAGACTGAAACTGACGAGTGTGTCAAAGTGATTGGTAATGAAATTCTCTTCTATGCCGATGTCGATCGCGAAAACGCTCTTGACTTCGTTGAAAAATTTAAGAAGTTGGAGATTGAACTTCTTAAAAAGAAAGCTGAACTCGTTGGGTACGAACCCTTAATCAGGGTTCATATCATGAGCGAAGGTGGAGACATTTTTGCTGGTATGAATATGATGAATGTCCTAGAAACTTCACGCGTTAAAATTCACACCATCGCACAAGGGTCTTGTTGTAGTGCAGCTACATTTATGCTTCTCGGAGGTTCCGAGAGACGAATGGGAAAAAATGCATATGTTCTCATTCATCAAATTTCAACAGAAATGTGGGGTAATTTTCAGGAACTTAAACATGAACTGAAATCAACGGATAAGTTTATGAGGATGCTCAAGCGAATGTATCTAGAAAAGACACAGATCCCCGAAAAAATGCTCAAGAAGTTGATGAAAAAGGATATTTATCTCTCTCCCAAGGATTGTCTCAAGTATGGAATCGTTCACGCTCTTGAGTAAGTATGACAGAACGCCTGTAGAGAGCTAATAGACATAGAATTATAAATATTATACAAAATGTGTTTAAATTTAATGGTATTGTTGTACTTTCTGGAGGCTTAAGTCGTTCCATTCTGCCGTAATTCACAACTGGAATTCCAGACATCTATTTAAAGTTGAGAATTTAATTATTCACATAATGGAACGCCTTATAAAGAAAGATAAAAATGGACGTGATCGATTCACGGACATCCATGTCAAGGACCTAAACGATGGAACTGCTGATATCGTGAAAGTGTGTGGTGTCGTCGGGAGTGATAAGGTGACCGAGTCTCGAACGAATGTCAAAACAGGGTATGAAAAAGCTCTCTCTCGCGCACAAACGATGTGGAACAATGAAAGAACCAAATGCACCGAAATTCTCCCCATGTTGGCAAACAAGTGGGAAGATCGACAAAAGTATATCACTGAACCATTTTATGTTCAACCCAAAATCGATGGTGTGCGCTTACTTGTCTCAAATAAAGGGTGTTTTTCCCGGACTGGAAAACCAGTAAAGGGTGTTGAACATCTTGCAGAGAATCTTAAGGATGGGGAGTACCTGGATGGTGAGTGTTACGCACCAAATAAGACGTTCGAAGAAATCACGAGTATGTTTAAGATGAACCCCAAAGATCTCGACTTTCATGTTTTTGATTACTTTGATCTGA